GGGAATTCGTTGTTGATTTCTCCCATTCGGAAAACAGTCGGAGCGATCTGAGCAACTTCGTTGACCGCCACTTGCACAGCGCCGATGTCCCGACCCTTGCTTTTGATCATCGTTTTCAGCGCCTCTTCAACGCCGCGCAGAGTTTCCGTCTTCGCATGCGACAAAAGTCCAATCTCACGATCATTCGCCATGATTTTGGAAATGACGTCACACAGCTCCACGATATCGACTTGTTCCAGTAAACCAATGTCGATCACTGTGGAAAGATCTTCCAGTGCGGCTCCCAACGGAAGCGTATAGCCCTCAGTCGCCACATGATGCACCTTGTCGACTTCCTGCTTGCACTGATTGTTCGCATAGCTTTTGATTTTCACATAAGCCTGTGCGGCTTCCTCTTCGTCCTTCAGACAAGCCTTCAGGGAATCCATGATTTCCTGATCGGACATCGAAACGATTTCGCCGCCGTTCTTGTCGTACAGCTTCTTCAACGCCTTCAGCTCTTCGTCATCGTCTTTCGAAGCGACAACGGCGTCCAACTGCTTCTTGAACTCATCGCTGTCCGCGACTTCCGTCAAGAATTTCGTGCGAGCCTTGACGATCTGAACAAGCGACAAAACCTCATTGATGCCGCGTTGATTCATCCCATGATTGCGCAGACTAACCACCCGATTTCTGAACTTGCTGTGTGCGCCGAACCGCAGACCGGCCTTCCCGATCAAATAGGGGATCTTCCAGTCGTTCACCTCATCCAAGACGATTTCAACAATATCGCGAATCGTCACACCTGTCGAAGAAGACACATTCGATTCCGCCCGCAGTTCATCGCGCGTCAACTCTTCAATTTCTTCTTCGGCCTGATCCAAAGCTTTCAGATCGTTGTCGGCAAGCGCCTTGGCAACGTCTTGTGCGATTTTTTCTCGACGCCTTTCCAGGTCCAGTTCAACCTTGACAGGCTGAGCGTTCTTGAATTCCACCGCGCCTTCTTCGCGACCATCGCTGATCAAACGATAGTCAAACTTCCAAACCTCCGATGTGTCTTCGTCTATCACAAAAACACTGTTCTCTTCCGTCCCACATGGCTTCAGAGTCGGATGAAGTCTTCTAACGCCTTCATGGACCGTCTGCACTCGACGCTCCAAAGAATTGCGCTCGATATCTCCGTGAGATGAAATTTTAATCGTCATGACATCACCTTTGGCGGTTCGTTTTTCTTGACTTGACGCATTTCTTCGTTTTTCTGTTCTTCGAGATGCGCTTTTTTGACTTCATCTATCAAACTGTTCTGCTGTTTGCGGAACCGGTCAATTGCAGAATTATTCGAATCGACTGCTTCATAACGCATATCCTTTTTCGATTCGTTTATCGCCCATCCGCCATTTCCATTTACCGATTTCTTCTGCAATTTACAGTCGTCAATGTTCAGCGGCATCAAATCGCCTTCGAAAAAGCAATCAAATGTCGGCCGATAAGCGCCTTTGAATGTTGGCACCACACTTCTATCATTAGCTTCGTTTTCGTTCAAAAACGTTCGCAATTCATCGGACGCGATTTCATTGATTGCAGCCGTTGTCGGCATCGCGCCGGTGATCGATCCGAACAAACTCTGATCCGCACCACGACCACGACTGCTATATGGTTCTGACGGCTTTTCCCACGTTCTCGGTTTGCGAGGATTGATCTGATCTCGACGCGGCTTTAAAGCATCGCGTGGAATATTTGGGTTTTTGACTTCGTGTTCACCAGCCTTGATCGTTCCCGGAATCTCAACAGGCTTCCCTGTTTTTGGATCAACCACAGTTTTGAAGACCCCAGACGTCTCGCCTTCCTGTGCGTCTTTGTCGTCTTTGCCTTTCGGTTTCTTGCCATCTTGTTCAGCCGCCGCATCTTCTTCGCCTTCAATAGACTGCTTCAACTTGTCTATCGGATCTTCGATCTTTTGCGTCTTGGCAATTTTCCTCAAAAAAGACGTTGTGGGATCGGCTTCTGCATGGTCTTCAAACCACTGAGCAAGCTTCTGTTCCAACGTCGAAGCGGACGCCGTTCTCAGTGCTTCAACCTCTGCTTCCCGCTGCGCCATGATTAAATCTTCGTTTCGACGCCATTCCACAAGCCTGTCATATTCAGGTGCACTCATGTTGAGCACGTGCTGCATAGCATACGAACGCGGAAAACCTGAATCGATCAAGGATCGCACCATGCTAAGCTTTGATTCCTGAATTTCCAACATCAGCTTTTCAGTCTCAAAACTCGACTTGTTTCCTTCCAGTGTAAACGCCAACGCTTCGCGCTTTGTGAAGCCCTGAAGCAACAGATGCACGATGCACACCTTTGCCAAGCCTTGAAGGAAAAAAGCCTGGAAACGTCCAATGGTTTTGGCGAATCGCACATCTTGTATCTGAAGATTTTCACGCCGTTCAGCAGCGCCGCCTTCCCGATCCTGCAAGTAGACTCTCGGAATCTTGGCAAACGCAACGATCTGATCTTTGAACCAGACCACGTCGTCAATTTCGCTTAGATTCTGAGCGCCCGGAAGTTGCTCAATTCGAGTGCCGTCATTTCCGTCTCGGACGGGAATGTAGAAGTCTTCATCCACGGCAAGGTTGTGAGAACGCCAGTCAAGCACGCCGTTCTGCCGAATCGCAGGCTGCTTTCTGAACTTCGAAATGATCTGCTCAATATAGCCTTGTGCTTTTGCTGGCGGCATGCGGCCGACATTGATAAAGAACATGCGTCGTTCGGGAGCACGCGCCAAACGATAAACAACCATGCCGTCTTCCATCAGCTTCAACTGTCTGAAGTGACGACGCGCCGGATCAAGCAGCCCGACTCCATACGGCTTATAACGGTCTTTCGTCATTCCCAGACGCCAATGCACGACCGAAAACGGGTCCATCGCTGCCGCTTCGCCGCTTGGTCCATACTGCACGAATGCGATCAGCTTGTTGTCCAGTTCCAGACGATAGACCGAATAGGCAGGCATGTCTTTGAGATACAGAACGCCCTTACGTTCCTTGTCGAGCACCATGAATCGGAACTCGTCTCCAAATTTCGCCATCCCCCGTGCAATCTCGAATCCGCTGTGATTGATGTTCAGACGTTCGAAAAGCAGTTCTTCCAACGAATGGCGTACCTTGACGTTGTCGCTTTTGACCGTCAAAATGTTGCCCTCAGCATTCTTGACGGCTGCCGCTTCCTCTGCATAGATGTCGTAGATGCCTGACGTGAATGCATGATCGTCCATATCTTCAGCATCGCCATACCGCTGCAAACGATCCTGAGACAAGAACAGAAACGATCCATACCACTCATATTCGCTCTTTGCCGGAACAGGAGCAGTCCATTCTTCCGGCGTCCCGGACTGGATTCCATAATCCTGTCCGAGATATCCCATATGGTCAATTTGGCTCTGAATATCCCCGAAAACAGTTGCGACAAGTTGTTTATTTTCCATGCCCATGAGGGTTCAAACCTGACCTTTCTTGCTACCCAACCACTCTACCAGTTTTAAGAAATTCGACCATCAGAGTCAAGGAGGTTTCGAATCTGCCGCCGTTTATCGTATTGGAAAACTTTGCAATCCACCATACTCCCGTCAAATATGACTTGATTGCCGGATCAAATAATCCGCTGTTGACCATGGCATTCAACACACTATTACCTTCGATGCCGTTTTGACGTTGCGCCAGACTTTTCAGAATCGGAAACGCCTGCACCAACCCTTCAGGCGTGTTCTCGAATCGATGACCGAACCTGATCTGCTGATCAAGAAACGGTTGTTGATCCACTTCCATCCATACCCGTGTTCCCAGAACTGCTACCGGATCAAAAAAGTCAGGCTCGCCAAGCAATGTGATGTTCAGTGCCATTGCATAGTAAGGCGAAAGCGAAGCTTCCCGCGCCACTGCATCCATTTGATCGGGATTGGCAGATGTTTGATGCGCCACCCCTCGGTTTACTTCATTTTCCACATGCTGCGCCTGCATGTTCCGCGCAATCGGAGGTGCAAACGCATCGCCTGGATTTTCGCCTTGCCCTTCTACTGTCCTTGTACGCGCATCGGAATCGTTGACCGGTGCCTGATAATGCTGAGCACGATCAATCCAGACAATGCTTTCACTGGTCGTAAATTTGAGAATGTTGCCGAACGTATTTGGGTACTTCAGTGAAAATGCGCACCCCTCTCGAAGTTTTCTGAGATTCGTTTCGCTGTAGATTTCTCCGCTTTGCTCCAAAGCCATCCGTTCCGCAGACGTTCCGATGCCCAACTGTTCGTTGATCCAATTTGCAGACTGTCTTCTTTCTGTACCGATTGAATTCTTGTCGCAAATGTAAATGACTGTCAGCGGCTGCTGATTATCCTTCTCTTCAATGATGGTCGAACTGTAGATGATCGACGGAACACGTCCGCTTTCCACACCAACCCACCGCTTTTCAACAATCTCCTTCAAGAACTGTTGAAAAGTCATGTTGCCTGTCGATTGATACCAACCGTCATCGGCGTTCAGGCTGTTTTCTTGGAATTCTCCAACGAATCGCACGCGCACGCGCGGCACGCGATCGGAAGCAAAATTGCGCTCATTCAAGAACATGCGAGAAAGAATATTCTCAACGTTCTGCGAAGTGATTTCCCCCATGTCTTGGTTGTATGGAATGACCGCCTTGACACGCTCAATCAGATATTGACCATATGGCATCCCTTCCAAAACCCAACCGCTGCCCGTACTCTCAAAATCCTGTGTCCAACTGATTAGAGAATACGCCTGCCATTGGTTCATGACTTGGATGCGTTCACTCTCCTGAAACCGTGAACCTTGCGTCCATTCACGCTTGCCGTCCGTCCAGCCCCAACGCATATACAGAGTGCGATTGTCTTCGACTTCGTTGAAGCTTGAGAAGATGAATCGAAGAATGCGCTCAATGAGAAAGTTCGTCGGGTCCGACAGAGTCAGCGTCACGCGGCCCGTAATGTCTTGAGAGAAGCTTTCGAGCAACTGACCTTCAACATTGTACAACGGAATCAAGCGACCGAAACGCAAATGCACAAACGGCATGATGTCGCTGCCGATCAAGTCGACCAAGCCGCGCCGCTGAACAGCTTCCGAATTCCACAACAATTGCGGCGGATCAACGCTGGAAAGGGATTCTCCGAATGACATGATGATTTAAGAACCACGCAGGTTATTCGGATTTCTTTTGTCGTTCTTCGTTCATCATGACTTGTTCGTTGGCAAACCATGGATCGCCGTTGCCGTGACGGAACGTCATCTCAAACAGTTCACGGTCATAGTTCTCGTCTGAATCAGAAGTCTCCTCATTGAGACGCTTGAGTAGATCCGTCACAGAGCAATCGCAATCTTCGTCTGCTGATGGACGTCTCAGCCCTCGCTTTCCAGGAGAAACCACTTCTTCATCCGAATGCGGATCTGTACTGAATTCGAGATGTCTGCCCCGTAGATATCGACTGCGATTCTTCTTCCAATACTTCTCGAAGACATCGTCGCTCATCTCAATACCCAGCGATTTTGCGGCGTCCCGAATCTCGCTCTTTTTGACCCACACACGACGCTTGGCGCGTCCTTTTTGTTTCGCCGCATGCAGCAATTTCATGATGCTGACGTTGGGCGGCTGTTCTTCTTCCTCAACGTCCTGTTTGCTGCGTCCCATCGTCGCCATGCTGACGCCCGGAATGTCTTCCCTCAGCACGCGACTGGTCGTCTGCATAAGATCTTCAATTTCGCCCTTTTTGACTTCCTGATGCAGATCATACAGGAATGAATCGAAAAATCGTTGAGACATGACCTTTATCCTTATCGGTTCGGCGGCGGCTTGGACAGAAATCCAAATCCGAATTCCTGTTCAATCTGCTGGTTTAAATTGTTTGAGTCAAGAGGCTGCGGCATATCTTCTTGATTGTTGTCCACACGTTGCAGAATTCCTCTTTTGTAGACCATTCTTCCTTGCGGCCTATCTCCGCTTGCCTGATGCTGCTGAGCATTCAGCTGATTATGGTTATCCGCAAACAAACCGGCGTCTGGCGGATAATAGCTGCTTGATCCATTATCGCCCAAATACGACATGCCGTCTACTTCATCACCAATCTGATATTCAAATTCTTGTTGCATTTCATCATCAGGAACTTCTTGATACCCCTCAAAAAGAACTTTTCCATAATACGCCTTCTGCAATCGTTCGGCAAGCCCATCGCTTGTTGACGGATCGTCTTGAATCATCGCGTCAAGATTGCCTGTAATCATTCCCAGCGCCGTCATCAGATCATCATTCGAACCCTTGCGCGCTTGTGCTGTGTTGTTGATCCAATAGAACGTCTGCATCTCTTTCAGGATGCGCGGACTCGCAAGATGGAACAACTTGAACGCTTGAATCGTGCCGTCCGTGATTCTCATCTTGGTCGAAGGCGCAGAAAGAAACCCCGGTTTTTTGAAGTTGATGTTTCCTGATCTCGTGTCACGCTGATAGTACATATTCGAATAGCCGAAATCTTCTATCATTCGATCCAAAACAATCTTGCCGTATGTGTTGTTTTCACAGACCACATAAGCTTCATGATACCAAAAACCTACTTCCGAACACATTTTTGCAAATCTGTATATATCGCATTTACCGTAATATTCAGCAACCTCCTTCATTGAAATCATATCCAAAACAACTATGGCATAGTTATCCGTGCCGTCTCCCCGCGCCGTATCCACGCCCATTCCATACATGCGGTCAGCGCGCGGCTTTTCCCAAACCCACAACTTGCCGTTCGCATCAGGCTCCATGTCTTCGTTGCGGATGATGATCGGCTGTATAAGTCTGTTTTTCACCTCTTGAATATGTTCCTCAGACAAAACCAATTTGCCTGATCCGATGAAGCTTCCTTCATATTCTTGCGCCCACTTCCTGTCAGTGAATTGCGGACGCATGATTTCATACCATGCATCGTCATATTCGGGCACATCGCGCCAATGGCAGAAGAAATAGTGGAATTGATTCCACTTCGCTGGTTCCCGCCCCTTCTTTTTCGCCCCTTCCACCTTGTCGTAATAGAAGTTGCCGATTCCGTTAGGCGTCGAAATGATGACGCACTTTCCGTTGCCTCTCGACAGCGTAGGGTTCGCAGCATCCCAGATGGTTTCGGCGTGCTGCATGAACGCCGCTTCGTCCATCACCAGCATGCTCAGAGATTCCGAACGACCGGCGTCCTGGCCGGATGCTTCCGCCTCAATCGTGCTGCCTGTCGCCAGATGGAACTGATGTTCGTTCGATTTGATCGTCTTGACGCCTCTGCGAAGCCATTCAGGCAATTCCTTGTATGCCAACTTGATCTTGGCAAGGAATTTCTTGGCGTCGTCATCCTTCTTCGACAGAATCATGATCGATTTGTGACGTTTGAAAAGCGCCATCCATAGCGCGTATGCAGCCGTCAACGTCGAAACGCCGGTCTGTCGAGACTTGTTGACGATAACGCGATCCTTGTCATTGATCAGCGTCACCAATTCCTTCTGAAAATCGTACATTTCAAAAGGAATCACCCCTTGGGCAGGATGCTTTATTTTGATGTACCTCTCAATAAAGTACAGAACGTCATCGGCGCACTGATGATACTCTTGAACCGGATCGAAACCCTCTCCACGCTCTTCACTTCCCCTGGATTCGATTTGTCCTTGTGCATCTGCCAACAGCAAACCTTTGACGCTATTGAACTTTTCAGATCTTGCTGGCTTTCCTGATTCCTCCGACCATGGCTTTCGCCGCCCGGAACGTGTCTTTTCCGCCAAGCGGTTTCGCCGAATCGGCTATCCCATTGCGCAATTCTCTATCAGCCTTTTCAAGCACATCCACGATCGCACTGAATCCTTGTGAAATGGATGGATCAACACCCTTCATCTTTCTGGCCACTCTCCAAGCCTGTTTGAACATGTTGACGATCCACTTGGAAACCGTCATCGTATAGCCCATGACGTAGCCAAATGTCTGCGCTTCAGAAGCCTTTTGGTCAAGTTCTTGAAGGAAAAGACCAATAGGATAGACCAGCTTTCTATTATTGATCGACATCGCTGTTTTGATGCCCATCTGATAGCCGTTGACTCCTCTGTCCTTATCTTCTCCCTTCAAAGCTTTTGCGAAAGCGGGAAGATTATTGGTAAGATTCTGTGCAGTGTTCAAAACTGCCATGGACAACTTTTTGTGAGCAGCTTCAAATTCTTTGCTCCATTTTTGACTTGCTATGTAATTGGCAAGAGTGCCATACAAAGCTAATGGAAGCGACGCACAGAATCCAAGCACAGTGCTGTCTGAAGGCTCCTTGTTGGCACGTTCATACAGCTTCTGCAAGAAATCGCCCACGCTCATTGTGATATTGGATTTGTATCTTTCAAGCGTGATTTGATGCAGGCTCACCACAGGCGCTTCATCAAGTTTTTCATCGCCCTCTTCGCCATTTTCGTTGATGAATCTTTTGAGAGCCGCTAAACTCGATTCCTCAATTTTTTTTTTGCTCTCCTCATCTTCATCGGAAAAGGAGAGATCATCTTTGCCCTTGCGCCCTCTCAGAGCGTCTTCGATGTCCTGATCAGAAATCAAGTCATCATCCTCAGCCTTCCAGTCCGCATGCCAATCAGTGTCAATGCCTTGGGCCGGATCGGCGATGCCGCCTTCAACATCCTGATCCTGCTTTTTCTTCTTGTCTTCAGGATCATCATTGTCGTCTGTGATTTCATCCTCGAAATCAACCTCATCCTTCCAATCCGCATGCCAATCGGTGTCGAAGTTCTGTGCCGGATCGGCAATGCTGCCGGAAGTATCGTATGCCTGCTTGCGCTTGTAGTCCGAAAGCTGTTTCTCGAAATCATCAACGGCGTCCGAAACAGAGATTTCGCCTTCCTCGCTGTCCTCAAACTCCTTCGCCGCCCGTTCGAATCTGGCATCCATCGCGCCCTTGCGCTTGCCGTCTTCGTCACCATCCCCATTGTTCTGCTCTTCGATTTCGCCAGCAATCTGTTCCATCGCTTCGAAATCGCCCTTGCGGCATGCCTCTTCAAAGCGTTCCACTTGTTTGCGGCGCTTCATGTCTTCATCTTCGTCATCTTGAGCGTACTTGCGCTTGCGCTTGCGCTTGTCATCGCCCTCATCATCAAAGCTGATGCCGCTATAGATCTCTTCTTCCTCTTCAGTAGGCTCACCGATTTCCTGCTTGCCGACCGGAGGATCTGAAATCGTGCCCGTCGTATCGTAATCCCCTGTGAGATGCCCAACATCATCCTCATCGATCAAGGGAGCCATGAAATCAGCGGTCTCAGTCAGAGTCCGCAGATCGAAATCAGGAGTAGCCGGTCCCTGATCGGCAATTTCCATCAGTTGACGCACGTTGCTGTCCAAATCGAAGTTCTTCGGCATCTCGACACTCTCTTTCTTTGCAGGCTTGTAACCACCGTATTTGACGACCATCTTCCATGCCGTTTGCGCCGCAAGCTGATCCACATTCGCGCGTCCTTTTTCTTTGTAGAAGTCGAACGCGCCGTTGAAGACTTTGCGCCACATCGTCTGCTGTTTGGAAGTGCAATTATTCTTGACTCCCTTCGGCAATTCATCGTTGCGATCGTATGGCATGGTATATTCCTTTTAGGAATTAGTTAACGTTTATCGATTTTGAGATCTTCCCAAGGTCTCTCACGACTTTGTCATAGCGTCGGGTCTTCTCCTGACTGAGCTGACCCGCCACGACGTCAAGCGTCATCTGAATCACTTTGGCAATCGATTCGGGATCGCTTGATTTCTCCGCTTTGTCCAACGCCCTTTTGAACGTGTCATGCATCGTCAACACTTCTGTATACGCCTGTTTCATCTCAGGCGAAACACGCTCATTGACTTGGCTGAGATGACTGATCAGATTTTCCAAAGCCGTGCTCATTGATCGTTTCCTGTATGGAACAGCCGTCGTGCTTCAACAACGTTTGTTCAATCTTGTCTTGGTCTTTCGTTGTCAAAACTCCAAAGCGCAAATGATTTCCACGTTTAATGCACCATCCAAGAGCGGCTTCAAACTTCGCTTGATTCTTAGCTTCGTTCAACTGGTTTTTAGGCTTCACTTCAAGCAGCCAAACTTGTCCGGTTCGAAGCTTCACAATCAAATCGGGAACGTAATAGTGCCGCAGTCCGCGAAACCGATATTCGATATAGAACGGTTCGGTTTTGAGAGAAGCAACCAAATCCTTCAAGCCGTCAAGTGCCTTCAATACGCCGCGTTCTAAGGTGGAACGATAATGCAGTTTGCCGAATCTTGTTTGTATAGAGCCAGTATGCCCGCGACTTGACAGATTATCCGTGCCTTGAATGATCCGCATCGCGCTTGCTTTTCCGAGACGTTCAATTTCTGCTGCCGTCATGTTTGAAAAATCAATCCGCTTCTTCAGCGGTTGTTTTTTCCCTGTTGTCGGAGCCCACCGATTCCGACGACGTTTCCGACGACCGCGACGATTCATCACTGTTTCATTCCATCGCTACTTTCTTTGATGTCCGTTTCGCTGTCAGATTCATGTATCGCACCACATCCTTGAGGTGCGGATTCCCAAACTGGAATTCGCCGACGCTCTTCGATGGCACAATCAAAAAGCCATGGTCAAAAACGCCGACAAACGTATTATCCTCACCATACCACGTTTCACGCAAGCCAAAATGTTCGGACATGTACTCTTCAACCGAAGAAACTCGACGAACAAAACCCATGCGATTCATGATGTCGCCAACTTGATGCAGTTCGCTGTGCAGATAGGCGACGTAGTACGGAACGCCAAGGTCATGCGGAGAATAATCGATATGGATTTTCTTGTCTTTGAGGTATGACAACAATCCTTCGGCGGTAGCCGGAAATTCATCCGACACACGCAGCCTCTGACCAGTTGCCGCGTCGTACTTTGGAGATTCACCAGGATCTGAATGGATGTATGGAACTGCAGTATGCACTTGTCCACTGTCTTCAGCGCCCCTCAACTCAACCAATAGTTCGTCAACCGTTCTATTGTCTTTCATAATTGACGCCCTGTTTCCATCAAAGCGGACTTCCGGCACGCGAAGCATCCATCACCTGCTTCAACGTCGTCTTTTCATTCCACCATTTATCTCGTTCGAACAATGGGAATCCTCGCTTCTTCACAGACAATTCTCCCAACGAGAAATAGCCCAACTCCCCTTCTCCCGTCGACCGATTATCGACATAGCCGAACATCACATCTTGCCCGTCGAATTCCGTGATGTAGATCCGCAGATTCGCGCCCCACGTGCTCATGATCTTCAGCGGCACCTGAATCTCTTCCGGCTTCTTGGTTTCGCCTGCGTACAGCATCGGAAGTTTCTTGGCAATCGCTTTCGTAATCATCATGGCTTCCGACAGTTCGCTTTCCTGCACAACCATTCTCGAAAGCGGCAAAAGACGTCTTGGCGGATATTTCAACTTTCCGTCTTCCTTATCATGATCGCTTCTCAGACCATAATCAGGATCAACAGGAAATCCTTCCGATCCGCCGCCCATCCCTTCTTCTCTGTCCTGTCGTTCCACTTCGGTCTCAGCGTATTGCTCCAACAGCTCTTCAACAGACACGTCGCGATTCATGAAATCAGGAGCCATTTTCAACGCCCTTTCATCATCACTGTACAACAGGTTCCAGAACCGTCACCGAACTGATTGATGCATCCGCGCGCACCTTTGCGCCGATCGGCAACGTCAAGTTGTATTCTCCATGACTGAACGGAAAACCGGCCAAAACCGGAGCATTCTGGTTTTTCAGTCGATTGATCAATATCAGATTGATCGATGGATTCGAATCCTCTTGGCTCAAACTGCCGCCCGACGCCGATCGGTTGCGCACAAAGTCACCGAACAGCACAGGCACATTCCTGTTCAGGATGCCGCACAATTGAAGATGATGCAACATTCCATCCACAGAAATCGGAGATTCGCCGATTTCTTCAAATGCCAAGACGACATCGGAAGATGGAACTTCGAACGGCGTCCCGATCAATCGAGTCGTCAGAACCATGTTTCCGCCGAAAAGCCTGCCGCTTCCAATTTTCTTCTGCGTCTCAATCGCTCTCACGATGTTCAGCGAACTCTTCATCTGCAACAGCATCTGAGGATTCGGTTCACGCCACATCTCAAACAGGAAATCCAGATTCGCTCTTTCTGCATCCGACATTCGCGGGATTTCACATGTCGGACCCAAAAACGTAATCATGCCCGTCTTGACCGTAATGGCGTTCAGGATTGCAGTCACATCCGAGAAACCAACTATCGGCTTTGGATTGTCCTTGATCACATCGTAGTCGAGATGGTTGATCAGCTCCTGAGAACCGTAGCCTCCGCGCGCCGCCATGATTGCATCAATCTCAGGGTCCGCGAACATTTGGTTGATGTCATTCGCCCGCACTTCGACGGACGCCGCAGTCAAGTCGGTTTCGATCATTCGATTGACGCTGCGCCCAAGCTTGAACGTCACGTCGTATCGTTCCGAAATCTCCTTAATGCCCAACGCGACAAATCTTGTATTGATCGCAGACGACGGAGCCACCAACCCGATTTTTGCGTCACGCTGCGGAAGTTTTTTTGGCCGAATGGTTTCCACGCTATTCCTTTACTGGATTGGATTTCGCCCAATGATGCAGACAATCCTTGGTTTCCTGGCACAACTCAGACGGTTCATTGATCGGAGCACCTGCTTGAAGCATTTGCATGTCCCGGTTACTCAACATGCGGTTGCATCGTTTGCACTGCCAACCTATCTGAAAATCAGGACCGATTTGGTCTCTGCGTTCTTCTTTGTGCAGACATTCCATGATCATCTTGAAGATTCCGAACGGTCCCATTTTCTTGACCGTCGCAATGCCCGCAGTGCCAAAGAACAAGAATGCCAAGAATTGAATGACGGCGTTTACCTGTTTCAGTGTTTCGCCGTCTGCAACAAAGTTATTGCCTACAGTCTCCAACAACCAACCAAACCCGATGATCAAAATGAAGATGGCGAAAATCGCCAACAGCATCATTACGATCAGAATGCCGCGCGAAATGATGCGAAACCATTCCCGCATATCATAGTAGCTATCCAGTATAAAAGTATGAATATCAACCGGTTCGTTGCGTTCAGGCGAAGGCGTCATGACTTCCTGCTATTCTGCTTACCACTGTTTGCCTGGATAGATTCTATTCATAATATCGCCCATTTGGGCATTGATTGTATTCGCGCTCAAATTCGGCATTTCGGGAGGATGAGCAAACGAGTCCCACAAGTCTTCGCCGTCTTTCGTCAAGATATATTCGCCGCGATCTGTCGGCGTAATCAAGTTCTGAGTGACGGCTTGATTCAATAGAACCGCAGTCACCCGATCCTTCTTGGACGGAGCGCCATATTGCTTGATGTCGCCAAGCAGTGATATCAGCGTCTCTCGCAAATGGTTTCCATCAGCATCCCAGCCCAACGCAGGCGGTCCCGCAGGGGGGAATCCAAGATTGCGGCCGAACGGATAGGCCATTTGACCTTTGAAAAAGAACTGAAACGCCGACCACGGAATGGTCAACTGGTTCATAGAGTATGTGATCTGGCCTTGATTTTGACCAAATGCGCCTGGCATTTTATGACCAGCCTTTCAAGGAACATCCATCAGTGCGGCTGACGCTGTCCCGTGTTTTTTCCGTCTCCGGTTTTCGCCAGATTGGAAAGATCGAATCCGCTTTCTTGGTCCGTATTCATTTCACGCTTCAATTCGATCTTCTTCTCTTCTCGCTTGTATCTCAACAGTTCCTGAATCAGTTTCAGCCTTTGATCCACAGACTTCTGCTTGACCTTCAGCGCGTCTGTTGCGACCTTCAAATGAAAGCCGTCTTTGGTTTCCTCAAACGTGACCCGCGCGGCGATCCAGGCTTCATCCGCTTCGACATCGATCTTGTCGCTTTGCTTCAGCACTTCAACAATCATCTTGTCGATTTCAGCATCGCCGCTCAGTTCAATTTCGATTCCTCCGAAGAGAACTTTCTCTTTTTCTTTGGTCATTTCGTACACCTTCAGTTGACCATTCCCGTTTAGCTTATATTCGATTTACAGGTTCGATTGAATTGTGCTGACCGCTTTTTCAGTCTGCAATCTGGACAGGCCGCTCATCTTCATAATGTGCGTGATGGCATCGCAACCATCCACACAGCACGGATCGTCAACCATCAAAGCATCAATGGCAATGATTGTGCGATTCACCATAGGGTTGCCGTTCTTTTTGACCTTGAAGCGAAGTGATTTTTTGACAGAAACAGCGGGTCTTGATTGTTCCTCCGCAAGCGAAAAAATCGGCGTCCCGCCCGTCACTAAAATGTTCCGCTGCCGGTGTCGCGTATCCCTCTTGGTGATGTCAATGAGTCGGTATTTGACGGCTAAACTGAGGTAGGAAAACAAGCTCTTGCCATAATTCGGATCGAATCCTTTAAGGCATTGAATAGACGTGACAAATGCTTCTTGCTGTAAATCTTCAAGTTCAATTCCAAATTGTCGAAAACGATTGGCATTAATGACGGCAAGAATCAAATCGCGTATGTCCTTAGTATAAGGACCAAGAACGGCTTGATTACCTGTCGCCTGATATTCTTGTACCGCTGACGTGACTTCCCTGTTTCTGAAGTAGTGCTTCATTTTTCTTATTGAATCCGTTGTGATTGCATTGCTGCACTATCTACAGCAGACCCATGAAAACTTCCTGCCCAATCTTGGTTTGGCTTCAGCACTGATGCACTGAAACTATTGACCAATGAGGCGACAGACTTCTTGACCGACAAGCCATTGGCCGACTCAAGGCTGAAGCCTTGATTTTTGATGTTGATTGCAGCGTTGAAGTCACGATCCGCTTCAAAACCGCAATGCTTGCAGTGATAGACTTCATCACCAAGCTTCAGTTTCTCATTTCCTTGCTTGCGCTCACCGCAGTTCGAACACTTCTGTGTGCTTGGAAACCATTGATCGATTGCAACGATTTTGGAGCCGTACAATTCCGCTTTGTATTCCAACTGTTTTCGAAACTCAGACCAAACAACATCGCTGATCGATCGCGCAAGCTTGTGATTTCGAAGCATGCCTTTGATGTTCAAATCCTCGATTGCAATGCCGTTGAATCGTTGTGTCAAAAACGAAGTCAGCTTGTGCAGGAAATCGTTTCTGATGCAACTGATTCGATAATACAGTTTTGCAATTCGGTTCTTGGTTCGTTTCCAGTTGTTGGAGAATCGAACTTGTCTGGACAACTTCTTGTTCAGTGTTCTCAACCGTCTCAAGGCATGCTTCAATGGTTTCGGCGCATCAAATGAGTGACCCGTACTGAGTACAGCAAAACTGTTGAGTCCTACATCAATCCCGATCAGACCTTGGTTTTCGTGTCTGAACGTTGATGGATCAAAGTCAATCTCAACAGCTATCGAAACAAACCATCTGTCAGCAGTACGACTGATGGTTGCAGACATGATCTTTCCGGAAAAGCGAAGCGTGTTGTACATTCGAACATTGCCC